GGTTACTTCGTACAAGTTCACCCTGGAGTCGTTAGGAAACTTAAATCATCCAACCAAGCCTTATGTCTACAAAAGTTGTCGTATTGGCTAGAGCGGGCTACAAATGAGTATGACGGGCATCTTTGGGTTTTTAACACTTATGAAGAATGGGCGGAGGATTTAGGTCTTTCTGCCTCTCAAGTAGAAAGAGCGATGATTACGCTTGAGGAAATGGGTTTGGTAATCACAATTCAACCTGAAGGATTTGACCGCCGAAAGTGGTATCGCATTGATACGGAACATGATTTTTGGATGTCCGCTGAAGAGTCTGCCAAGACACGAAATCGGGCAATGGAAGCCACGAAATCGGGCAATCCATCACGCGAAATCGTGTCCAGTACCTTATATACAAATAATACTTCAAATAGTACCCAAAAGAGCGACGAAACCGCTATCGCGGTTGTCGCAGAATTTGAGTTGGTAGCAAGACGATGGTGGGAAAAGCAAAAGGTTAAGCCGATTGGAAAATCTGCATGGCACTCACTTCTTGCAATATGTAAAGCGGCAGAAGCGCGTGGCTATACGCAGGAGCAAATTGAACAAGCGCTTGATTATGTTGGCACAGTTCCAACTATTAGACAGATGGATTTAGTTCTTAGAGGGGTCGGAGTTCGAACCAAGAATGAGAGCAATGCTATGAAAGCGATGGAATTAGCAAAGAGGCTGGAAAATGAGTCCGTCTGAGATAGCGATTCTGCTTGGTGTTGTTGGAACTTATGATTTAAGAATTCAGATTGATGAATTGAAAGTTCGCGCTTGGAGCGAGTCTTTAGATTCAGATATGGATTTAGGGGTTGCTAAACGCGCCGTCTATAACCATTACGCTAATTCTGAAGTTGCGATTACGGTCGCTCATATAAATCGCTATTGGCGAAAACACCGCGACCATTTGAAACAAATTGAGAGTCAAAGATTATTTCGACTTGAGATTGAGGAGAAAGAATCCAATAAGGCTTCTCAAGAAGTGGTTGATAAATATATGGCTGAGATACGACAAGCATTAAGTAGGGGTAAAGATGCTTCAATGGAAAGTTCTAATGGGACGGTGGCACCTAACTAATGACGATATCTCGATATGCCAAATGGTTATTCAAATGGCGACTCAAACGAGCGAACCAATATGCCCTGCTTGCTTGGACTCATTCGCCGATGCGAGGTTACGATGGCTAGACCTCTCAAAGTATCCGATGAAACCCGTTGGGCTGTATTTGCAAGAGGCGGTTATAGATGCGAAAGATGTTACGGATTAGAGGGTTTAGGCGGAGTATCAATTCATCACCGCAGACCGCGAATGATGGGTGGCTCAAAAAAACCTGAATTGCATTTATCTGCGAATCTAATTTTGCTTTGTGGTTCAGGAGTTACTGGATGCCATGGGTGGGTCGAATCAAATCGTGATAAAGCAAGAGAGCAAGGATTTTTGATTTACAAAGTTGAGTCGGCTAGTGAAATACCATTTCAGGATAAAAATGGCAAATGGTGGCAAATTGATGATTTCGGACAAAAAACACAATTTGACGCAAAAGGGAATTTGACGCATGGTTAGTTCATGGATTGCCTTTGCTATGCAGAAGATAACGAACAAGTCATTTATCGACTGGAGTTCGAACAACGACCGTGGACTACTAACGCTGAACGAGCGGGAAACCGTTGGGAGAGAGCCAAACTTACAAAAGAGTGGCGCGAGGCTTTTGCGTGGATTGCCAAATCTCATGGCATACCTCAAATGCGATGGATTAGCGTCACAGTTGAACCACATCAAAAAACTGGAAGATTGCAAGATGTAGGAGCGTGTAATCCAGCAGTTAAGGCGGCGATTGATGGGTTAGTTGACGCAGGAATTGTGATTGATGATTCGCCTGAATATGTGAAGTCATTGATTTTCTTGCCACCAAAGAAAGATAGAAATTCGTTAGTTTTGTACATTAGAGGAGCAGAGGGGAAAGCGGTATGAATTCAGAAATAGTTTGGACGGCAGTTGGACTTTTAGTAGCGGGGTTGTTTATACTTCCGTTTTATGTCGGTCTTGCTGTTGCTCTATATAGAGCAAAAATGAAAGCAGATTTAGAGTTTTACACACAAATGCACATTATTNNAAGGGTTAGAGCAAGTTAAAGTCTTAACCGATGCGATTCGTACACACCAAACACAAATTCAAGATTTAGGTAAACGCCGAAAGCAGTTGATTTTGCGACTGCGTAAACAGCGAATTACTTACCGAGAAATCGCAGAGGCAATGGGAGTATCCGAGCAGTTGATTTACAAAATCATCCGTAACGACATTACCCGTGAACCTGAGTTCGATGCTCAAGGTAATTTGATTCGCAGACGAGGACGACCAGCAAAGCCATCTATTTGATGAAAGCAAAGATAATTCTTGGTGATGTCCGAACCGCTCTAAGAAAAATCGAAGAGGCTTCAGTTCAGACCGTTATCACTTCACCCCCATATTGGGGCTTACGCGATTATGGTGAAGATGGTCAAATTGGTCTTGAACAGTCACCTGACGAATATGTTCAACAGATGGTTGAAGTATTCCGTGAAGTTTGGCGCGTTCTTCGTGATGATGGAACGGTATGGCTAAATATTGGCGATAGTTATTCCAGCGTTCACACTGGCGGTCATAAATCTGCCAAAAGCACGGTTGGGGCTAATCACGATGGCGCTCAAGAAATTCGTCAAAGTAAAGCGCAACCTAAAACTTATGGATTGAAAAATAAAGAATTGGTTGGAATTCCTTGGCGACTTGCTTTTGCGCTTCAAGATGCTGGTTGGTATTTGCGCCAAGACATTATTTGGCATAAACCAAATCCAATGCCTGAATCAGTTCAAGACAGATGTACGAAGAGCCATGAATATGTTTTCTTGCTTACCAAATCGCCAAAGTATTTCTTTGATAATGAAGCGATTAAGGAACCAGTAAAACAAGACTGGGGTACCCGAGATAGAACTAATGGGAAATACCACAATGAAGGTACTGGATTGACTCCTCATAGCGGTTTAACTAAATCTTATGAATTTAGAAATAAACGCTCAGTTTGGTCAGTAACCACAAAACCATTCAAAGGCGCTCATTTTGCGGTTATGCCTGAAGCGTTGGTTGAACCTTGTTTGCTTGCTGGAGTTCCTCAAGGCGGGTGTTGCTCAATATGCCGAACTCCTTATGTTCGAGATATTAAGAAAGGCGAGCGCAAAAACACCGAAGTTCGTGAAGATACTTTGAATGTAATTCCAGGAAGAGATAAACCATCAAGACTTCAAAGCAAAGCAATGGAATCAGTTCCAAAAGAATTTTTGGGTTGGGTTCAAAATTGCAAATGCGAAAACTCCGAACCTGCTCGCCCTTTAGCGCTTGACCCATTCACAGGTAGCGGAACAGTTGCAGTTGTCGCACTACGAAACGGATGCGATTTTGTAGGTACTGAATTAAATCGTGAATATGTAAAAATTGCAGAGAAGCGCATTATTGATAGCGCTCCATTATTTAACGAGGTTGAAATTGAAGGCTAACATTCAAGTAGGACAAGTTGCCTCAGTTCCTATATCTTCACTAGAGGGTTACCCTATAAATCCGCGGCGTGGAGATATTCAAGCAATTGCAGATTCTCTAAAGGCTCATGGTCAATATCGTCCAATAGTCGTGCAGGTGAAAACCAACTTCATCCTTGCAGGTAACCACACCTATAAGGCGGCAAAAAGACTTGGTTGGAAGAAAATCAAAGTTACTTATGTCGATGTAGATGAAAACACCGCAAAAAAGATTGTTCTTGCTGATAACCGCTTAACTGACCTTGCTGGATATAACGAACCACTTCTAAAGAATCTTTTAACCGCGCTTCCTGAGTTAGAGGGAACTGGATTTACTCAAAGCGAAGTAGAAAGCCTAGATAGGCTCATATCGGGAGAAGATAAGAATTCCGTAGGCGGTTCTAAGACTTTACCTAGCGACCCTGAAGTAAAGATATCCATGTGGCGCTTTACGGTCGAGAAAGACGCTTACGATGCTTGGAAAGAGCAATTAGGTGAGGAAGCAAAGACAAAGCAAAAGGCAGTCAAGATAATCAAAGAAAGACTCGGATTTCCTGAACGAAAGCCAATTGAACCTGAACCTCATAAAGAGCGTTCAGATATCTCAATTAGCGATGTTGAAACGATATCGGTAAAAGAGATACAAGTTCATCCGTTAAACCCAAGGGAAGGGGATATCGGAGCCATCATAGATAGCCTATCCGTGATGGGGCAATATCGTCCGATAGTCGCTAACAAGCGAACAGGGCATATCGTTTCAGGGAACCACACCTATCAAGGTGCGGTGCAAATGGGTTGGGAGAAGGTCGCAGTTCATTGGATTGATGTAGACGAAATAGAGGAAATAAAAATCCTTATCGTCGATAATCGGACATCAGACCTTGCAACTTATGACCACTCAGAGTTGAATAAACTCCTTACCTCCGTCAGTATCAAGGGGACTGGATTCTCTCGGGAAGAGATTTCAGAGATATTGGCTGGAGGTAAGACCAAACCAGGGCATCAACCAGTAGGGCGCACCACAATTCGAGTTGGCGATTACACGATGCGAGTTCATATCGACGACTTAAATGAATGGGCTAATGCAATCTATAACTGGCAAGATATCGCGCAATTACTTTTCATACCCGTTGAGGCTTGCTCGATAGAGGAGGATTAAATGAGTTCACTACGCAAATTTTGGAGCATGAAAGAATTTGGCTTTTGGTTCAAATTAAGTAACACTATTCATGGGTATTTAGGAGCAATCGTCTGCATATTCAAAGACCATCAATGGTTTGGAATTGAATATGAAGGTCAATTTATTACCCGTTGTTGGAGATGCCCTGCTAACTACATAGATACGGAGTTGAAATGACCCACGGTGAGCCAATAAAACGCAGAATGAAGAATAAAAATTTAGAGAGCATAGTCAGTATTCGTTTTTCACCTGATGAGTTCCAAAAGATAGCCCAATTAGCAGAGAAGAGCGAAGAAAAGTTCGTTACCCGCTTTATGCGTAAAGTAATCCTTGACTGCGTAGACAGCGAACTAGCGCGTAAAGGCGAACTAGAATCTACTTTAGTTCTAGCGGCTGAATCTCATACCGTTAGCCTACAAAGAGATAAAGTAAGCGGAAAATGGTATTTATGCCCTAATACAACTGGAAGCAAAGAAGCCACTATCCAATATGTAGCACAAGGCAAAGATAGATTTATAGCAAGTAAAGAAAAACGAGAAATAACCGAGTTAAAAGAAAAACTCAATAAAGCCATAGCGGTTTTAACAGGGGGTTAAAATGAGCAAGATAGTAGATGTAATCCTCAAAGTCATAGATGACCATTCAAGGGGAAACACAATCAGACCAACTTACCCACCTCAAGACACTTGTAAATATCAAGGATGCTACAAAGGTTATCCTCACGATATCCGCGAAGAGTTAGAAGAAGCGGTTAAACCATTTATCTGCCAACACGAATGGATGGGTGAACCAACCAAATGTATTAAATGCGATACCCCTATGGGTGAGTTGTATGTAGTAAATGGTCAGGTCTATAGGAAAGTATAATTAAACCGCAGTAAATTATAGAAAATCGCAGTTTTCTATAATTTATAGGTGGGGAATAACTACATCTGCCCTAAATGCGGAAAAGTTCGATATGAGATTATTGAACAAGAGTTGTATTGTTGGCATTACGGAGTTAGATATTTAATGGAGAAGATATGACCACAGAGGTTGTAAAGCGTAAGTCAAACGCAGGGCGCAAACCTGCTTTGGTTATGGAACCTACCCATGAAGCAGTTCTCCTTGATTACATCAAAATTGGAGTACCTATAAAGAAAGCGGTAGTCGCCGCAGGTATCTCAGAGAAGAGTTTTTATGTATGGCTTAATCGTGGCATGGCAGAGCGAGAGCGATTAGCCACCGTTCCAAATGCAAAGGCAGATATAACTGAGGGTGTATTTGTCCAATTTTTACAGAGAGTTGAACAGGCTAGAGGCGAAGCGATTGCTAAAAAGGTCGCAGTTGTGGCTAAATCTAGTGTTGAAGGCGATTGGCGAGCGGCGGCATGGTGGCTAGAGCGTCAACTACCTGAAGAGTTTGGTAAGACCGATAAGGTCGAATTGGCAGGAAATAATGGCGACGCGATTCGAGTTCAGATTGAAATGGGCGATTTAGAAGATAAGATTGCGAAAGTTCTCGCTCACCGAAAGAAGTAATAATGGCTGAAAGACTCGTCGATAGAGTTCTAAACGCCACGCCTGAAGAGCGCTCACAGATTTATCTATCGCTAACACCTGAAGAGAAACACGCGCTCGCAATAATTCTTGATGCAGAGATTGAAAACCCATGGGCTAGATGGGAGAGCGACCCAGTTGGTTTTATAGAAACTGGGTTAGGCGAAACCCTTTGGTCAAAACAAAAAGAGATTCTTGAATCCTTACGAGATAATAAGAGAACCGTAGTTCCCGCTTGCCACGCACCAGGAAAGAGCCACTTGGCGGCTAGAGCGATTGCTTGGTGGATATCAGTTCACCCACCAGGAACAGCGATTGCAATTTCTACTGCGACAACCTTTAAGCAGGTTAGAAATATTATGTGGGCGCAGATTCGCAGAGTCCATCAAACCCATGACTTACCAGGCGAAATCCTGACGACTGAATGGAAAATGGATGGAACCGTAGTTGCCTATGGTTTTAGACCAGCGGACAATAACGAAGCCGCACTTCAGGGTATTCACGCTCCGCACATGCTCGTAGTAGTTGACGAAGCAGGTGGTATCTCAGACACTATCGGAACAGCGATTGAGGCGCTTATGACGGGTGGACATACAAGACTTCTCGTAGTTGGTAACCCACCAACCGACCAAGAGCAAACATGGTTTGAGCGTATCTGCAATTCGCCTATCTATAACATCATTCCGATTAGCGCTTACGACACTCCTAATTTCACAGGTGAATCCACAGGGATGTGTAAAAGTTGTCCTGAATATATTGAACCTCATAAAGTATCCACACACCTTGTGGATGAAAACTGGGTAAAAGATGTTATCTCTGAATTCGGAGATGACTCGCCATTCGTTGAAGCCCGTGTATTTGCCCGATTCCCACAGTCCTCAGTTGGCAAGGTAATTCCTTTCGCATGGGCAGAGCAAGCAACCAATAACGAAGAGCCGATTGAATCCAATGTGATTCGTCTAGGCGTGGATGTGGCTTCAGATGGCGGAGATGAGTTCGTTATTGCTATGGCTGACGGGTATAGAGCCAAAATTATTCACCGCTCGTCAGGCAAACAAAATGCCAATGCAGTTGATGTCGCTGGCGTAGTTATGACCGAGATTGAGAAGTGTGTAGCGATTCACGAAGAAAGAGGCGTTAGAGAGCCTCTAAGGGTCAAAATAGACACGATTGGCGTGGGTTGGGGTGTTGTTTCATTACTCGATAAATGGGTCAAGGAGCGCAAGGCTAAAGCCCAAATTATCGGGGTCAATGTGGCAGAGCGACCTAAAGACCAAACCAAGTTCAAGAACCAAAGAGCCGAAATGTGGTGGAACGCTCGTTCGCTAGTTCAACCTAGAGATGGCAAACAAGATTTAGCGCTGGATGTAGATAGGTCAGTTCTTGCTCAGTTATCTAGTCCGACTTTCACATCTGATTCAAGTGGTCGAATCCTGATTGAATCTAAAGCG